ATGTTATAGTAACAGGCATAGGTAGTCAGTTTATTTGCATAGATGTGGCTAATGGTTATAGTGAGCATTTTGCTGACTATGTAGAAAAAATAAGAAGACGCTGGCCCACTAAAACTATTATAGCAGGCAATGTAGTCACCGGTGACATGACACAGGAGTTGATATTACGTGGAGCTGACATCGTCAAAGTGGGCATTGGTCCAGGCAGTGTTTGTACCACGAGGTTGCAAACGGGATGCGGCTATCCTCAATTGTCGGCCATTATTGAATGTGCCGATGCTGCCCATGGCTTGGGTGGTCATATCATTGCTGACGGTGGGTGTTCTTGTCCTGGAGACGTTGCAAAAGCCTTTGGGGCAGGTGCAGACTTCGTAATGTTGGGCGGAATGTTAGCCGGACATGACGAGGGCGGAGGCGATGTAATTCATAAAAGTTTTCTTTCAAATGAATTAAACAACGAAACTGGTACACAATATGTAATTACTAAAGACTTTATTACGTTTTACGGTATGAGTTCTGATACCGCTATGGAAAAACATCATGGCGGTATGGCTGGTTATCGTAGCAGTGAAGGCAGAACAGTTGAAGTATTATATAAGGGCAAGGTGGAACAAACTATACGAAACATTCTAGGTGGTTTACGCAGTACCTGCACTTACGTTGGTGCATCTACACTAAAACAACTACCGAAATGCACAACTTTTATTCGTGTGAATCGGCAGATCAACGAAATATTCATTAACCAAGAAAAGGAAATTCTATGAATACTGTGACTAATCTCAATGACAAATTTTTTGAACGGGATCTTATTGAAGTTGATAATCGAACACTGTACTGGATCATAGGTCTCAGTGCCACCTTGATCATGGCCATGACAGTAGCAGACTTTGCTGCTGCCAAGTTCTTGGATTTTGGTTGGGTAGTAACACCAGCAGGTGCATTGCTGTTTGCAGTTGTGTTTGTGGTCAGAGACATGCTGCACAAACTGGCTGGTGCTGCCATAGTGCAGCGAGTGATCTTGATGGGTGTGGTTTTGAACCTGGCTGTGGCAGCATTCATGTATGCCATGACCTTTATTCCTGCTCCAGAATTCAGACCCAGTGTGAATTTTGATGCGGTGTGGAAAATGAGCCTGGGCATTGTGATTGGTTCAGAAATTGCCACAGTGGTCAGCCAATGGGTCAACACCTATGTGTATCAGGTGCTATGGGAAAAGGACTGGGGATCCTGGGCTAGAACATTTGTCAGCAACTTAGTCAGCTTGCCAGTGGACGCTGTGCTGTTTGTGCTGTTTGCTTTTGTGTTTATTCCTCCCTTGCTGGGCGGTGATGCCATGGACATCAACAAGGCCATTGCAAGAATAGTATCAGGCAGTACCTTGTTCAAATTGGCAGTGATCTTGGCATTGACTCCGGTGGTCAGTTTGGCTCCTTGGAGAGAAGAAGCCAGAGCCATGAAGTGATTAATCTTTTAAGCAGGCCATGGCAATTTTGGTTCGAATGGGTCAACACAGCGATTTTGATAGCAGGTGCTGTGTTGACCAGCTTAAACATGTATCCTTTGAACATATGGTTTTTGTTTGTGGCTAATCTGGGATGGGCAGTGTTAGGCATCATTTGGCGCAAGTGGAGTTTGTTGACAGTGCAGATCGTAATCACTATAATCTACATACCCCCAGTATTTAAAAGTTTTTGGAATTGAATTTATATGCTCCAATGTTGGAGCATGTATTACAGGAGAACACCATGCATCTAAACAGAACTGACCTAAGAAAAATTGCGGATATTTTGGAAAAGTTTCCTAGTGTTGAACATTTCAATCTAAATCAAATTGGCGACAATGGCATTGGCACAGTGACTGAAATCACCTTTAATTATGAAGTCAATGCCGTGGTGTGTAAACTGACCATGGAAATCTCAGGTGTGGATAATTGGTAATGTTAAACTTTGACAGCTCAATTTGGGATACATTGGAATTCAAGTTCTTGGTATTATTTGTCACTGTTGTGATTGCAGTTTATTTAGGCAACCGGCTTTACAATAAGAGAAAAAATGACAATTGAATTTTGGATTGGTATTGTGTTTTGGTGTTTTGATCAAACCTGCGGTCTTGCCACACATAAAGTTAGTTTTCCTACCAGCGAAGAATGCTTGCGTGAAGTCAAGATCATGCAAAATCAAATTAAAATGGATCGTATTCAAAAACCCAATATCATAGAAGGTCGTTGCAGTCCCCAACAAATACATGTCAGATATGATGATGGCACTGACGATGAACCAAGATCAGTTTCTAATTCTATTTAATCGGTTATACATAATGAATCAAAATGTGATGTTTTTTTTGCGGGACACTGATTCATGAACACAGACACAATCATGTTCATGATTGGTGCAGTGTTGGTCACAGTCATGCTCACTGTTATAGGTTTGATATGGTTTGGTACCATGGGTGCTGTGGGTTTTTTCACGGGCACAATCATATTATGTGTGATCTGTGCCTTGGAAATAGACGAATCATAATCACAGCAGTATAATAAAGACACAGCATGAAGAACAACGCTCCGATGGTGAAATAGGTAAACACATCAGACTTAAAATCTGCCGCCGAAGGGCTTGCCAGTTCGATTCTGGCTCGGAGCACCACGATCTCGCCGTAGTTCAGAGGATAGAACACGAGCCTTCTAAGCTCGGGGTCGCAGGTTCGATTCCTGCCGGCGAGGCCATATGTTGTATACATACAACGAATACCCACATGGTTGACAGTGTTATTCATTTTTGCTATACTAAGAGTATGGAAAAAACGATACGCACTCGTAAACGCAGACAAGACACTAAACACGCTGTCTACATGATCGTGAACGTAGTCACCGACGAGCACTATGTTGGTATCACAGTATGCGGCAGCCAAGTCAATCGAGCACTGAAAATACGCTGGCAAAAGCATGTTCGCCGCGCTGTGACTGAGAACAGATCGTGGGCTTTGTGCAACAGTATTCGTACTCATGGTGCAGACGCTCATGTTGTATTGTTGGTTGATGTTGTGCGTGGACGCAAACCCGCGCACGCCGCAGAGCGCGAAATTGTTAACAGTTGCAGTCCCGCACTTAACATGCACTAGGAGATAGCCATGCTTACAATAGATAAAGACAACAAAGAGGCCCCAAACAAATGGTGGGCTGCTCAAGACGCCAGAATGCGTAGTATTGCTAACAAGAGCCGTTGGGATAGCAAAACACATCGCAAAGTTGACGCCATGATGGCGGCACTTGACATTCTTTACAGTGGTAGGATTTATGACGCTTATCGAGTTCGTAGTGTTGCTATTAAGATCGACAAACCCCAAATACGAGATCGTAAATGGCTAGAGATCATGGAAGCGGAGTGGGAAGCAGAAGGTATTTATAAAACTCAAACAACACAAGGTGTACTGTATCAAGTTAGAAAGTTGTAAAACAAACCACTTATTAGGAGAGCAAGATGCTGAACCCTGCATTAGACATCGGTACCTATGTAGTAGACGGATTCGCTAAAGTATGTGATGTAGAACCAAACGTCTGGCAAACGTGGCTTTATAAAAATATTGATGAATCATTAATGTATAGCAGTCATCGCAGTTGGGTATATATGATCGTGGACAATAAAGAAATTGTTAAGATAGGTGAAACCAGCAAAACTTTAGGTCTCCGGCAAAAAAAGAACAATCAGCCCAAAACAGGCTCAAAAAGCCGGTTAGGTAGATATAGGGAAGGAGATACTACCGACGCTGTTATTCGAGGCGCTCTAGAAAGTGCGGTTAGTCAAGGTCGCGTAAGCATTTGGGCTCGTCAATGCCAAATGCATAAGATTAACTTGAGATTTAACGGTCAAGAAGATGAAGCAATGACTAGTTGTCATGAAGACATAGAAAAGAAATATCTTGATTTAATTTTCTCTGCTGCTAAACGATATCCACGTCTAAACAAAAGGCGTGCGTAGAGATCAACATGTTGTTGGGAAACAACATTAACCCTAGACTTGACAGGGTTGATTCTTTTTGCTATACTATGGGTACACTGAAACAACGGAGACCAAAATGGCATACAAAGGTTTTTATCGTGCTTCTCGTGTTGTCAGCCCTGACGCTGCTCAGGAACCCCAAGTGCAAGCTCTTAGAAATGTCATGGGCACAATGACTGCTCGTGACGCAGAGTTTGCTGGCAGTTTGGTCAGCAACTTTTATCGTTTTGGTCGCTTGAGCGACAAGCAACTTGCTTGGGTTGATACCCTGACCCAACGTGCGACTATCCCTGCTCCGGCACCTGCCGCAGCAGTGCAAGTCAATGTCCAACGTATTCAGGACATGTTCGATCGTGCCGGCAAGACGCTCAAGCGTATTAAAGTCAAGCTACAAAGCGTGGAAGGACAGCCAGTGGCGTTTGGTCGTGCTGGTCCCGCTAGCAAATACGCTGGTCAGATCTTGGTCACTGATGGTGGCCCATTTGGTGCCAATAGGTACTTTGGTCGCATTGACATCAACGGTGACTTCCATGCCACTAGACAAGCTGGTGCTGACGTGTTAGCATTGGTGCAAGAGTTTGCAGCAGAGCCCGAAGCCACTGCTGGCAAGTATGGACGTTTGACTGGTGCTTGCAGTTTTTGCAATCACAGTCTCAAAGATAGTCGCAGCACTGAATTGGGTTATGGCCCAGTTTGTGCCAAGCGTTTTGGTCTTGTTCACTAAACTAAGGAACAGGCATGGCAACTAGAAGCGATGTTAATACCTATTGCGAAAAGTATTTTAATAAATTGTTTGATTATGCTTATGACAATGTACCAAAAAAAATTAAGAAATGGATCGTGGAAAATATGATCCCCAATGGTGATATTGCTATAGAAAGCCTTCTCGAAACTGCTATAGCCAAGCAGACTGGCCTAACAAAATATAGTACGATTGGTTATGATTTCTTAAACAAAGATGGCTCTCCAGGTGGCGACGCCAAAAAAGCCACTGTTTTTGAAAATACTATGAGACCTCGGCGTGAAGCAAAAGTGAAAGATTTTCAAAATAAGATAGGTGACCTGTACATTTGTGTTTATGAACCCTTAACAGATAAATTCTAGTATTTTCGAGTGCCACATTCCCATTACGTAGGCAGAAGGTCATGAGCTATATATTTTGAATTAGA